TCTCCCCCCACCGCATCCACAGAAAATATTGGGTATACGATTTTGTTAAGGGTTGCTTTGGAGGTGGTACAATAGTTAACAATAGGTTAACAGGGGTAAATAAAAATGCTTAACGAACAGAAGCTTAGATACGTAGCCTTACGAATCGCGGGTGTTAATAAGTTGCAGTCAGCAATAGGTGCGGGCTACTCAGCAAAGAGCGCACAGCCAGCGGCGAGTAGATTAGAGCGTGATTTAGAAGTTGCAGCAGCTATTCTGGCAGGAGGGGTTGAACCAGCAGTAAAAATGGTTCCTAAAGGAACCGCAGCAAGGCTTGAAACTACGATAGATCAAGTTGTTGAGGATGCACTGAACCCTATTCCACTGATAGATAAAACAAGATATGAAGATCCTAAAAATTTCCTACTTGATGAAATGAACGATCCTCTAATCCCTAAAGCAGTTCGGCATGACGCCGCAAAAGCATTAATGCCCTTCCTGCATGCTAAGAAGGGAGAGTTAGGGAAGAAAGAACAGCGCGAGTTAGGTGCAAGTAATACAAAAGATCGAACTTCATTCAAACCTAGGGTTGTAGGGTCTATTAAATGAAAGAGTGGTCCACGGCGTGTATCGATTGGGAAGAACGATTACTTAATAAGCAATCAATAATTATGGCGCCGGTTCTCTTCCCGGCAGTTGCTGACCACTGTATGGAGATATTCAAATCATTAAATATTGTGGATATGATTGGACGGCCCACAATCGGAGAAGTTACGCGAGATTGGATATTTGAGTTAGCCGAAGTATTTTTTGGAAGTTTAGATGATATAAATAACGTTCGGTATATAGACGAGTATCTTTTACTAATATCCAAGAAAAATACTAAATCGACAATTGCCGCAGGAATAATGTTGACTATTTTAATTACCAACATGCGGGACTCTGCAGAATTTTTAATTTTAGCCCCAACTAAAGAAGCCGCAGATAATGCGTTTGCACCAGCAAGGGATATGATTCGTGCTGATGACGACCTAAAAGAACTATTAATGGTTCAAGAACACATACGAACTATTACATATCGGTCTACGGGAGCAAAACTTAAAGTTGTGGCAGCAGACGGGGATACGGTATCTGGCTCTAAAGCCGCGGGGATCTTAATAGACGAATTGTGGGCTTTCGGAAAGCGGTCGAGAGCGGGTTCAATGCTTACGGAGGCAACCGGTGGACTTGCTTCGCGCACTGAAGGATTTGTGATCTACCTAACCACTCAGTCGGATGAACCTCCCGCAGGTGTATTTAGAGAAAAATTAGCTTACGCAAGAAATGTTAGGGATGGAGTTATTGTTGATCCTAAATTCCTACCTATCCTTTATGAGTTTCCAAAAAAGCTCATAGACTCTAAGGAGTATCTAAATCCTGAAAACTATTGGATAACTAATCCAAACTTAGGCGCGTCAGTATCAAAAGAATTTATCGAGCGAAAGATAACTTCGGCACAAGCAGACGCGGGTGAAGAAAGCATTCAGCAAGTTTTAGCAAAATTCCTCAACATTGAGATTGGCTTAAATTTGAGAACGGATAGATGGGCGGGTGCGGACTATTGGCTTGAGCATGTAGATAAATCCCTAACATTAGAATCACTTATTGAAAGGTCAGAAGTTATCGATGTGGGGATAGATGGTGGCGGGCTCGATGACATGCTTGGTTTTTGTGCAATGGGAAGAGAAAAAGATACGGGAAATTGGTTAACGTGGGTTCATGCCTGGGTTCACCCAATAGCACTTGAGCGGCGTAAATCTGAGGCCCCAAGGTATAGAGATTTTGCGGCTGAAGGTTCGCTAACAATTGTTAAACAGATAGGCGATGACGTGGAATCAATTGCAGTAATAGTTAAGACGATAGATGACGCAGGTTTATTAGATATGATTGGGGTTGACCCGATTGGAATAGGTTCAGTATTAGATGAATTGGAAGCTATTGGGATATCAAAAGATAAAATATCGGGTATTTCACAGGGATATAAACTAGGAGGGGCTATAAAAACAGCAGAGCGCGAACTTGCTAAAGGAAAAATGGTTCACTCAGGTACCGCCTTGATGAATTGGTGTGTGGGTAATGCACGAATCGAAACACGGGCTAACTCAATTCTAATTACCAAGCAAGCGAGCGGTACAGGAAAGATAGACCCTTTGATGGGCGTATTTAACGCGGTATCGCTACTCTCGCTCAACCCTAATGCCATGACCGAACAGTATAGACTTATGGTAATGTAATAAAAAACTGATATACTTCTACGAGATGACTCAATTGGGGCAAAGCGCTCATGGAACAAGCATACGCATTAATTCAAACAAAAGAATTCGACGAGGATGGCGAAGTTGTTCGCATATCAGGCATTGCGTCTACTCCGACACCTGACCGCTCTCGGGATATTGTAGACCCGCTAGGCGCGATATTTAAAACACCCATGCCGTTATTGTGGATGCACGACCATGAAAAACCTGTTGGTCACATGACGTTTGCTAAACCTACTAAAGATGGAATACCTTTTACAGCAGAAATACCAAAGGTAAAAGAAGCGGGTAAACTCAAAGATAGAATTGATGAAGCGCTACACTCCCTTAAATACAAGCTAGTAGCCGCGGTATCAATAGGATTTAGACCTACGGAGTATGCCTACATGGATGATGGGGGAATTCATTTTAAAGCTTGGGAATGGCTAGAATTATCCTTAGTTACGGTGCCCGCTAACCCGGGCGCTCAGATTCAATTAGTTAAAGACCTCGACCGAACTGCATTAGCCGCGCTAGGTATTAAGCGGGAAAGTCGTACACCAAGAAAGCCGGGCGCTACTGGCACACGAAAAGCAATTCAATTAATCCCGAGGAGAAACTCATGAAAGTTTCAGACCATATCAAAGATCTAGAAAATACGCGCGCGGCAAAAATTGCACGCATGGAAGAAATTACCGAAAAGTCAATGGCAGGTAGCCGCTCATTTGACGAAAGTGAAGTCGAGGAGTTTGATACTATCGACAGTGAAATTAATCAACTAGACGAGGATTTAGTTCGCTATCACCGTATGGAAAAAATGCAAATGGGTACGGCAGCACCGGTTACTCAAAATGAGCCACCAGTCAATAAAGCGCATTCGAACGCACCTTCCCGCGGCGCTCCCGCGGTACATACCCGTAAAGAAGCTGAAGAAAAATTTGAAGGTCAAAACTTTACGCGTATTGCGATCGCTAAAGCTATCGCACGCGAAGAAGGTGCAAGCCCCGTCGGGATAGCGGAAAAGCGTTGGGGCGCAACAAACCCTCAGTTAGTTGAAGTTATTAAAGCGGACGTTGGTGGGTACGGTTCAGGTGCTGGCGAAGTAGGTTCAGCGCTAGTTGTCCAAGAAGCATATACCGGCGACTTTATTGAGTATATGTATGCCCAAACTATTTATAACCAATTAAATTTACGTGAAGTTCCTGCAAACGTAACAATTGGTCGTCAAGACGGGGCTAATACGGGTTATTGGGTAGGCGAAAGCAAGGCAATTCCTGTATCACGCGCTGATTTCAACAGCATTAACTTACTTCCTTTAAAAGTTGCGGCATTGGCCGTTGCATCTAAAGAATGGTTACGTGATTCATCATGGCAAGCAGAAATGTTGGTTCGTGACTCCTTAGTAGCCGCGGCAAGCCAACGAATTGACCAAACGTTTTTAAGTGCGGCGGCGGGTGTTGCGGGTGTTTCACCAGCGGGTATTCTAAACGCGATTGCGGCGATCAATTCCGCGGGTATTGATGGTGACGGTGTTGCACGCGACTTACGTGCGTTGATGACCGCGTTCTCAAATGCACAAAATGCCAGCGGTGAATTAGTGATAATCATGAACCCTTCGCTTGCGACGGGTCTACAATTAATGCGTAACGCACTTGACCAGTACGAGTTCCCGATGGTTTCGCGAAATGGTGGTAGTGTTCTAGGACATACCGTTCTTACAGGCGACAATGTACCGGTGAACAGCCTAATCATGCTAAAACCTACTGATATCTACCGAATTGGTATGGAATCTTTACAAGTAAGTATGACGGATTCAGCGACTATTGAAATGTCGGATAATCCGGCAATGGCGTCTGATACCCCTACAGGTCCTACCGGCAAAATGGTTAGTATGTTCCAAACAGAATCGGTTGCGTTCAAAGTTGTTATGCCAATTAACTTTGCACGTCGTCGCGAATCTGCGGTTGCATGGGTTAATGACGCGGACTATGGTGGTCCCGTCTCTACCTAAGTTTAATTTAGTAGTGTAGAATTAAAGGCGATCTCATTGGGGTCGCCTTTTTTCTTTGAGGAAAAGACCATGTTAATTTCAGTATTAAAGCGCCACCCGCACGGTGGGATGTACCGCGAACCAGGCACAACCTACGATTGCCCTGAACGTAAAGCCCGATTATTAGTTTCTATTGGAAAAGCAAAATATACAGAAACAGAAGAATTAGCACCCCGCGGTACCTATTTAAATACAAGTATGGTAACCGCACCCCATGTCACTAAAGACGAGATAACACCCAACTCCGAAATTAAGATCACAGATTCAGCACGAGAAATTTTAGAAACCGCGGGTGTCGAAATTGACTCAGTTACGGGCACGGGAAATAAGGGTGCAATAACAAAGCGTGACGCAGAGCGTGCTACTAAATAATGTGGTTTTTCGGTAAGAAAGCGAACGCAACTGCCATAGCCTCGGAATCGGTACAGGGGTGGACCCGAATTTTCGATTGGAAGTCAGGCGCGTGGCAAGCTAATATGCCCTATGAAGGCGATGAGGCGGTATTGTCTCACCCTACGGTATTCGCGTGCCAAACGCTAATTGCAAGTGATATATCTAAGTTACGACTCGTATTCCAAAGAGTTAAAGACGATATTTGGGTAGATTGGCCGCAGCATAAATTTGTAAAGTTGATGAAACGGCCTAATAGCTATCAAAATACTATTCAGTTTTTGGAAGCTTGGGTACACTCAAAGCTAAGTCACGGAAATACGTATGTCCTTAAGGAATTTAATCCTTCTGGACAAATTGTGGCATTACACGTACTTGAGGCTATGAACGTAACTCCACTTATTTCAGAGTCTGGCGAAGTTTTTTACCGATTAGCTAAAAGTGCGTTAGCGGGCTTAGATGGTGAGGATATAACGATACCCGCAAGGTATTTGATCCATGACCGTTTTAACTGCTTATATCACCCATTAATAGGCTTATCTCCAATATTTGCGGCCGCAATACCCGCACTCACCGGACTTACCGCGCAAAAGAACATGAGCAAGTTTTTTGTAAATGGGTCTAACCCTAGTGGGGTGTTAACGGCGCCCGGCCCAATTACGGATTCTACTGCACTTCGCCTAAAAACATACTGGGAAGAAAGTTTCTCAAAAGATAAAATAGGTGGCGTTGCAGTCGCTGGAGATGGGTTAACTTTC